GATTTCTTTTCGGTAGATGGAAAGCAGCTTTCAAATCTAATCAAGAAAAGCTATTTCACGGATTGGGAATCGATATGAAATCATTAGATGTGACAGATTTTATTTCTAAATTCAAGCAGTATAAATATTTTATGGATGTCGATTATAAAAACTTTGACCAGAAGTTATTGGCACAGTTTATCAAAGCAGTTGCAGTTATTATAATCGAGACTATTCGTCATTATGAAAAGAATGATGAGTATGCTAATGCACGTTATGTATATTTTGAGGAACTTATACATACCATCATTTGTGCATCAAAAACTTTATTTATGACCAATCGTGGAAATAAATCCGGTAATGTACTAACTACTGAATTGAATTGTTTAGTCAATTTCTTGTATGGTTGGTATGTATTTATTAAAACAACTGGTGATACTAGTTTACAATCATATTTGAGATATGTCAGAGACAAGAACTTTGGTGATGATAAAGCTATTGGATTGACACAAGAAGCTGTGGACATGGGATTTAATTTCCATGCATATAAGAGAGTCATGGCAGAAATTGGACAAACAGTAACGCCAGGAAATAAATCTGATGTAGAGTTACCGTATTTTGAGGATATTTGTGAATTACAGTTTCTTAAACGAAATTTTTATCAGTTATATCCTACTATCTGGATTGCTCCTCTTGATAAAACATCTATCGAGAGTGTATTTAACTACTCGTGCTTAACCGAAGAAGAGATTGAAGAGTGGCAAGCAACAATTAGGGAACAACTTATGGAAGCAATGTTACATGGGAAGAAATACTACTCAGCTTTTGTGAAAAAGTTGAGAGAATGGGTTTCGACCTATAAATTTAAACACTACCATCCTGAATTACGAGAAGCCATTATGCCTATTCTTTTGAATAGATATGTTGATATGCTTCGATCGTATTTGCTTCGAATTGGTGTCTTATCACCCAGCGATTTACAAAAAGAAAAGATATATTGTGAATCAATTTTTGAAAACGGAAGAACCCGTTTGCGTTATTATACAAAAACAGATAGTTTTGAAAACGAAAATATTACAGAATCACTTGACAAATCGTTAATGTCAGTCATGGATAATGTAAAGAGATATATTCAACAGAAAGGAGAAGCACTCTATAACTTGGGGTTAAATTATGGAAATTATTCTCCTGAAGAGACCAACCCAGAAACTGACATCCAATTTGAAGGAGTCCAATCTGATATTGGCCCACCAGTTAAAGTTATGAGTGCAGATGGCCCAGTTTATGCGTATGATCTTGGCCAGTCGCATGGGTTACTGCCCAAACAGATCCCCAAAATTATGGATGCGGCAATGAGTTTGCCCGATAATATCAAACATTTTCAATTGCTGGATCCAATCTACTTGAATGGAACCCAACCCCGTGTTGTTCTATCACCAACTTTACAACAAATCGCACCGAAAGCTGATGTTTTGATGGATATTTTTCAATATCATAGAGCAAAAATGTGTTTGCTCCGTATAGATTCGAGACCTCCACTAGGTTACTCACAATTGATTAAAGTAGCAATTACGTCTACATCTGCTACTGATGATTCCGCATTTAACAGACAGGGAGTTACGTATAATTTGGCTAAATGTCCAATTATGTATTTCCTAATTCCGTTTTGTGATCGTGATTTCGTTAAATCAAGAAATGAGAAGTGGTTTAAAGTTTTGATTGAGCAAGTAACACCTCCAATCCTTCGAACAGATGTGCCGGAACCTTTCAGGTTTAGACCATCTTTTGAGGTATTGGAACTTGATTATTTTGTTCATAAAGATGTACAAGTTCAATTACCATCGAATGAAGGAATTCAATTGGACACAGTGCTCGACACTGCTCCTGCAACTGCGACTACTAAAACCAATCCATTGCTAGGACCTGGTACTATCACTTCTGGTTCTACAATAACAACTCGAGGCTATATACTTGCTTATGATGGGACTTTTGCACCTGGTGTTGATGTTCCAGTGTATGTCATACCACCATTAACTACTGGAGTTGTTACTATTGGAGGTGTTCCAGGAATTACTTATTCTGTTACATTTATATCAGAGGGTATGACGTATATGTTGGCACTTACAACTAAAGCTTTATCGCGAACTTCACCTACTACAGCTAATGTGGTTGAACTTATTATTCATGGAGCAGCAGCTGCGGATGTTGATGGTATAGTAGGTTATATTCCAAACACAGCAAGGCGTAGCCAAGTTGTACCTAAAGCTAAGCAGGAGGAAATTCATGTTTATGCCGCAGATATTCTGGACCATCAAGTTGATAGAAAGTTTGAAGAATATTACTGGCAGAACAAAGGAAAACGAGGTTTCGTTCTACCTGGGCATAAGTATGAGGGACCAGGTAATTCACTCAATAATGGAATACCATCTAATGAAATGGATGCTTTTGCTCGGAAACATGATCTTCAGTATGCTTGGGCTTCTTATTTGTATACTCAGAAGCGTATTGACAAACCAACATTTGAATCAAAGATCCATGCTGCTGATGAAGAACTTGCAACAAATTCTAATTTGACATCTTTGGATGGGATTGCAGCAAATCTTGGGATGCGCATAAAGAAATTTGTTGAACATTTCACTGGTTTGTTGTATCCATCTACAGGTAGATATGAAGTTGATGAAGCATCAGATGCAGAATTGATTAAGCAGTTTGAATGTGTAAAACCAATAGATTACATTTCTATTTTGAAGGAACGATGTGAACAGCATGGAGAAGAAGTCACTTACAATTTTAAACGTTTGGTTTCACCTGATAATGCCCCATTATATGAATGTGTTTGTATGATCGGAGATCGTCGGTTTTCAGCAGTTGAGATTGGAAAAAAGAAGGCCAAACGTACAGCATCTTACATCATGCTGCTAGCTTTATCAGATTCTGTTTATCAGTCCAATATTGATCCTGCTGCTTCCGAACCATCAGCTCCTAAGAATCCTATGCCACCAGTGGCAGTAGCGAGTCCAGGGAGTCTTGCAGCGGGTCAGACTGTTGGTACAATCGGTGCGAAAGTGGAAGTTACGGAACAAGATTTTATTCCAATTAACACTGTTACGGTACAGGCTAATGCAGCTACGAATGACCAGTTATTTAAGATGCGTATACACCCCGGAAATTTTACCTCGGGAGGGGTCGAATCTCAAGCCCAAATCGCGTATCGGAATCATGTGTTTTCTGGACCTGGAATGGTAAATGGAAAGATTTCATATAATACATTTAAAATTACTTCTGCAGCGAATGCGTTCCAAAACGCTCGTATCATTGTTGCGCAAGTTCCACTTGAATACACAGCGGCACAAATCGATGCGTTGAAAGCAACTGATTTGAAACAATTCCCTAACCGCGAACACTTCTTACATGGGACAGAGACAATTTTCAACCCTCAGTGGGTAAACAGATTGCCAGTTATTTCTAATCATGCGACAGATGCAACCAACACCAATGGATGGTTGGTTGCTAAAATTTTAGAAAATTCCTTGGTTTCAGACTCAACAGCTCCAAGGTTAACATATTGGGTGTGTGCTAATGCAGTAGTCTATAGCATGCCTAGAACTCCTACAGCTCTTCCAGCTGTAGCAACATAAATAAGAATCCGAAATTTCTGACTTCGAGCCACCATAAGTCTCGTTAGGTAGACGATTGAGTAGTGAATTTATGTAAAGTTATGTTATATATATAAGTGGTACCTTTATGGTCACTATAAAAAGGAAAAACAAAATTATTTGGGGAAGCAATTCCTTAGTACTAAATAAAAATCTAGTTTTAATGTGTGTTTATTCATTTATTATTATTAGTTAAGTAATCATTTCTCCGTGAGAGTCTTATACAATAAAAGAGATTCCGTATAAAATAATCAACAAGAAATGGTAGGGTGACGATATCCTATTAAGCTTATACAAAAGTGTGGTCACTTTGGTGCATAATGCCAAAGTCCCTAAACTCCTTTCCGGAGATGACCACGCTTTGTGGTCAGGGTTCA